ACAAAAAACGCAGGTAATACTTCCATTCCACTCATTACTAATGTAAACCCACTTAAGTCTCCCATAGCAGCTCCAGTTACAATAGTACCACCAGTACAATCAGCTCCGCTTACAGCACCTACCATTAAGTATTGGTCATTGAAAGTTTTAACCACCACGTGAGGTCTAGCTTTCGCAATTTTAATAATTTCTTCTTGTGATAATCTATCTAATTTTTGCAATGTTACATTTACAGTTTGCTCATAAAAGACAGTACCATTATCTTTGCTTCCAGTTATTGTCTGTTCTAGTGAAGACTGACCACCTCTTACATCAAATTCGTAAAAGTCTGGGTTTCCACCAAATGCAGTTACTTCTCCTGCAGTAATAGACAAAGCTCCCATAGTTCCGTACTCAGCAAAGTATACCGCTTTTATACCACCTACACTGTCGTTACAAGATAACTTTCTTCCAGTTGTTAAATTACAGCTCATATTTTATTTTTTTTAATAAAAAAGGGTAGGCAATATTACCCACCCCTTAATATAGTTAATTAATTATTCTACTATCCGTTGTACCAAACGATTTCTGATCCAAGACCATACTGCACTGCTGCGGTAAATCTCATTACCATTCTTACGTTTTGTGATCCGTCTAAATCTGACATATCAAGCACTTTCACTTCATTTGCATCAGATAATAAACCAGTTCCAAAAAATAAGTTTGATTTCTGAGCTAAAGCCATATTACTATTGCTTAATCCATTAGCAACAAAAATTGGAATACCGTCAAATGTTAATTGTCCGTTTGTATACCACTGAGATCCTTTACTATCTGTACCTGCTGCACCTAAACCTGCTGCTCCAAATCCACCTAAGGCTCTTACATAGTGTTTTGCTACATTTTGTGATATATATAGCGTTAAATCTTCTGTTCCATAAATAGCATTAGGACAGGCATCTACTGTGTCTCCTAATTTATCTAATACGTTTGCTGCTGTTACCGCTCCTGCTCCTGCTACGTCAATTACATCAGCATCTCCTGCCCATAAAACTTCAAAGCCATCAAATTCTCCTGCTACAGCATTTACTCCTCTCCAGATGTTTTGCTCTGTTTTCTCAGCTACTTTAGCAGCTACATATGCAATTAAATAATCTGAAAAAGCAGGTGGTAAATTATCGTATACAGAAATACCCATTTGTACCGCTTCCCAGTCTCTACGAAAATCTTTCTTACATAGCTCTAAATTTACTTGGAACTCTTCTGGCTCAATAATTCTCTCAGTTAATGCAATAGTGTTTGCTGTTACTGGATCATCAAAATCACAAGCTGCATTACCTATAATAGATCCTACTGCCAATTTTTTGATTACTTCTTTGTACTTAATGTTCGGCTTAATAGTGATTCCACCATTAGCTAGTGTGTTTCCACTCAACAAGGCTGCTGCTATATATTCTTTTGCAAACTCCCCTGCGTAAGTTGTTGTGATTGGTGTGTTTAAACTGCTCATTTTATCTGTTATTTAATTTATTTAATACTCTATCCATAGTTGTCATAGGTCTGTTCTCAGCCATTTTTACAGTCTGTTTTTTTGCAGACTTTCTTTCTGGACTGTGCTTAAATTTTCTAGACATCTCTTCTTTTTTCTTTTCGTCTTTTTTGTCTTCTTTTTTTGGCTCCATATCTTCGAGCTTCTTTTTTAACTTTTCAAGCTCTTCTTTTACTTCTTCAATTACTGGAGCAATTACATCTACTACTGCCTCAACAATAGCTGCTACTTCTGGTGCAACCTCTTCTGGTACTTCCGTTTCAATTACTTCATCTTCTGCTTCAACAGCTACTTCATCAGCAGGTGCTTCTCCAATAGATGCAATAACTCCCTCTTCTTCTACCACTAAAGATCTTCCGTCTTCTAGTTTGTACTCTCCAATAGGCAGTGCTACTTTCTCATCGTCTGTCTTAATAAACACTGACTGTCCTGCTGCAAAGCTCTCAGCTTCTAAAACAGTGCCATTGTCTAGCAACATTTCTGCTAAATTTACATTAGCATTAAGTAACGACTTGATTTTACTTAACATTTCTGTTGTTTTCATATTACTTATTTATTATTAATTAATCTTTATAAACCAGATGTTCTACTAAAATATCTGTCTGCATTTCGTTCTACTTCTTCTGTTTCTCCAATTAACTCTGGGTAGTCTGTTATTGTTTGTTCCCTAACTGTTGTATATGCTTCGCTTGTGTTAGGATCTACCCCTAACTCATCTGATAATACTTCAAAGTTACCCATAAGGTCAATACCGTCACTTAACAATCCTCTTAAAACGTCTGAGTTCATATAGCTAAAAAGTTCTTCATACGCTTCTTCTGCTCTTAAATTGGCATCTTCAAATTGATCTAAAGCTATACTAGCCTCTGAAATTGCCTGAGCAACCAATCTAATTTCTTTAAAAGCTAGTTGGTCTAGACCATTAAAGTCGTTCCATTCTTTTAAGTCATCAGTTAAACTTAGATGTGTTTTTACTGGTTTACTTATTTTACCTAATATTGTTTTAAATCTACTTTCCATATATTATATTTTATAAATCTAGTCTAGATATTAAAGAATTTGTATCTGAATCGTATTCTTGATATTTTCCAACAAACTGTGTATCTAATATATCAACCGCTTCTTGATAGTTTGGCATAAACTCAAAAGGAGCTGCACCTAATTCTTCTGCTCTCTTTTCAACTTCTTGCATAACGTCTGCAAGTCTGCTATATTTAACTTCTATATCCATTTCTAAATCCAGAATACTATTATATAACATTTCAAAAGCATACACTTCGTTTTGTATACCCTCAGCTTTTTCATTTAATAAATCTAAACTAGATGTCATAGATCTATCAAGTTCTAGAGCCTCGTCAAAAAGAGTTTCATAATCAGATATTAATGACAAATTAACTCCTTTTGTTCTTTTTTTACTTATTTTATCCAGTATTGCTTTAACTCGGCTTTCCATATTATTATAACGTTTTAATTATTTATTTTGCATTTTCATTATGAGGCTCTAGTTTTACCTATACCTTGTGCCCATAGACTTCCGTCGCAACACTTCCTACTATATGTGTTTTCGTCTTTACATAAACAAGCTCTTTTGCTATTTCTAGGAACATTATCACTTGGTGTTTTATATGAGTCTTTATTAGGTCTTCTTATCATTTACCGTTTTTTAATATTAGCTCTTTAATTTTTAATAATTCAAACCCTGCCTCTAACTCTTTCTTTAACTCTTCTTTTCTAGTACGTTCCACAAAATAACCCTCTATACTAAATCCTTTTACCATACCAGTCTTCACAAACTCTTGCCATACTTGTTCGTTGTTTACCTTTACTGTACCTACCCAAGATCCCAGAGGCAAGTCCATATCATACAAAGCACTTTTGTCTTTTTCCTTATCCTCTACAATCCAAGATTCAACTAGGCTTAATCCAGATAATTCAAATTGATGCTCAAAGGTAGAATTGTTTTGTTTGCCATTCATTAGATACATCTCACTAGCCTTTCTTACTGTCTGCTTAGAAAAATATATGTAATACTCGTCATCTCCGTCTTTTCTATATATAGTTTTGTTTGGCACTAGTAAAGCTCCAGTAAGTAGTCTTTTGTCTTCGTCTGCTTTGGCTAACTTATACTCTACCTCTTTTTTTAACGCAACAAAGTTCTCTTCTATTGCAGGATTTTCTACTATACTTATAGCATCAATACCACTAAATAGACTGTCTTCATCTTCTTCTATTATTAACTCTACTATTCTCATACTATTATAACGTATTTTATTTATATTTTGTCTAACCTAATGTAGCTCCCTCTACAATATTATTCTCTAAACTTTGTGCAGTAGTTATATCATTAGACACAACAAACGCTTGTACTGGTTGCTGAGTCTGTCCTCCTATTGCATCTGCTAACTGACTTGTATCACTAGATCCTACTACATTAAAGCTCGGAGGCATTGAAGCAGCTCCACCTACACCACCTCCTCCTCCACCTCCAGAGGGTACTGATCGACCACCTTTAGATTTTGGCACTTTAGTAGATAATATCTTTTTAACATTCATAAACCCTACCGCTCCAGTAGCAATAGCTTGTGCAATAGCATAACCTGGTACTGGTACACCAGAAAACGCTCTTAAATTTCCTGCAATAGAAGCATAGGTATTTATTAAAGAAGCTGCTGCTGCCATAGCCTTTCCTGCTGCAGTCTCTTCCCCTATAACTCCTGCCACATCTCCCAATGCACTTGCATATCCTTGTGCAGCTGCCATTTTTCCTGCAAATTCTTTATCTGCTATTTCTTTTCTAGCATCTGAAAATTGACCTGCCATATCAGTTCTTTGTTCTTGTGTTAAAAACTCGTCAGATAGTAAAGCGGCTTCCCTTGTGTTTATTAATGCTCTTTGCTCATCAAAAGTTAGCTCTTCCGTTTCTTTGTCTAACTCATACTGTGCTAGTTTCTTTTCTTGTTCAGCTAATAAATCAGCATCATCTTTATCTTTAAATGTTTGTCTTAATTCTCTTAACTTTTCGTCTCTTGCAGTTTCTAAATCTGTTATAGCTATCTTATATTTATCAGCCTCAGCAATTAAGGCTGCATATTCGTCTTGTACTGCCTTTAATTTTTCAGCTCTTTCTTGTGCCTCTGTTGCTATACCACCCTTTCTTATTCTTTCTAATGCAGCTAATCTTTCTTTCTCTGCATCTACATCTGCTTTCTTTCTATCATTGGATGACTTCTTTCTGTCTTTTTGACTTTGCAATATATAACCTGCCTCTGTGTTTTTTAGTTTTCTTAATTTATCTTCTGTTACTTGTATGCTTTCATCAGCCTTATCTCCAACCTCTTCTGGGTCAAACAATAAAGACGATGTCATATCTAAAAACCCTGCTGTTAAATTAGTCCCAGAACTTAAAATTCCTAACGTAGCCAAGCTATTAGTTAATCCGTCTACTAATCCCAAAAGAACAACAATGGGTGCAGTTAAAAAAGCTATAATACCCATAGCTATTTTTTTGTTTCTTTTAGAGGCTTCAATTTGACTTTTCTTTAAGCTTTTTTGTTGCTCTAATTGAATTTCTAAATTAGTTATAGTCTCCTTTACTTGTTTTTTCTTTAACTCTAATATATCTTTTTCAGAAAGTCCTTGTAGCCTAAGAGTATTTTCCATTTGACTGGTTACCTCTTGTTGTCTTTCAGAGGCAGCGACTGTTTGCTCTGCTACCTCTAGATTCTTTTGCTGTTCTGATGTTGCACCATTAATAAGTCCTATGATGTCATCCCAGTAAGCTACGATCAATCCTAAAGCAACTACCAAAGCTCCAATACCAGTAGATATCAAAGCTCCTCTTAATCCTTTAAGTCCTTTAGCAAAATTCTTTACACTTTTTATACCACCTGCAAGACCTGCTCCTAAATCTTTTATTCGTCGTGCATATCCACCAGTAGCATCGTCTAATAAATTAAAGGCATCTCTATTGTTATCTCCTGCTTCTCCAACTTTTTTTAGTTCTTTCTCTAAAGCACTTAATGAATTTTCGGCATCTTTAGTTTTTACCTCTACACCTATTTTTACTTTTTCCATACTTCTCTTTTTAGCTGTTGATAACCCTCTTTTAAAGTTTCTGGCATCTTATACTTTCCTTTTGCTATGTCTATATACTCTCCTTTTAAATCGTACTGGAGTGCTTCTAAAATGTCTCTTATCATCTATTCTATTATTATGTTTTCTCCTAATTCTGTAACTAACACTATGCTATCTTCTGTTGTTACTTGCCCTGCTGAGTCTGTTGTAACAAATAACACTACATCTTCTGAATAGCCAATATTTGTTCCAGACTGATACTTAGACCTTACGGCTATCTTATAAGAAACCCCTGCTATTAATGCGTTAACTTTAATGCTAGTTATACCCACCCCTACCGCAGCAAATAAATTATCGTTTAACATAACGTCAAACCCTGTTAAATTAGGCATTGTAGGAATAGTCCAAGACACATCTACAGTAGTCTCTGTTTTTGCAGTTTCTGTAAAACTACCAACCCTATCTAAAAATGAAGATTGTGAATTTTCTACGTTTGTTATTGGATCTTGTAAACTATATAACTCTAAGCTACTTTTGTTTGTAAGCAGATTAGTTTTTACACTATTAATTCTATAAGCCTTATTAGATATTACAAATATGTCATTTAATTGATACTTTAAAATTATATTTAAAGGCAAATAAGCATCTATATTTAATATTCTACCTTGTCTAGCAAATACCGATTCTATATAGTTTTGATAGTATTTAGAAAAAAGATTCTTACCAGTAACAGACAGAAAAAACTCATCTATTTCTGAGCCAAAATTTAAAGACGAAGAATTATCTGACACTGTACCACTTGCAGGTACATATATTTGTGAGGGTCTATTATAACTAGTTATGTCAACAGTATTTCCAGACCCAGTATCTTCAAACTTAAATAAATCAGACGTTGCTTGATTCTTAACATAAAACATTAAAGGCTTGCCTAAAACTGGATTAAAGTCTTTGTCTAAAGTAGCTCCTTGACATATAGTGCTTAAAGCTCCAGTATTATTATTACTTAGTCTTTCAAACATTACTTTCTCAAAAGCTACATCTACATTATAGTTTGATCCATCCCAATCGTTATTACCATAACTTTCTTCTGAAAATATATTGTTTAATAATTCTTGAAACTTTTGAACTAAATACGTAATTCTACCAGTAAAATTAAACCTTATGTTTCTATACTGCAACACTTTTTTTATGCTTGATTTTTCTGCATCTACATATTTTGTTATGTCATAGCTCAATCCCTCAGCATAAAATTCATCTAAAGGTATAACCCTTATTTCATCGCCTCGTTTATATACCACCAGATTAAACATTTTAAATAGATTAGATAAAAAATCGATTATCTTAATCTTAGGTAAATGTCTGTTTATTATAATAGTATTTGCAGTAGATACTTGTGATAATTGATAAAAACCAGTTCCAAGTACAGTTACTGTAGTTCCGAATGCACCGTCATTTCCCGTTGCTTGATAAGCAGCAGTTAAGTCAAACTGAGTCAATGTTAATATATTTTCGCTAATTAATTCAATAGTTATATCCAAATATCCAATTCCGTAATTGTATGGACTTACGATAAAAACCAGTATTTGATTGCCAAACAATTCTTCACTATCAAAAAGCGTAGCGTTATCAGAATTTCTCCTAATTAAAAGACTATAAGGCACATTCTGTGCAGACATCTGAATATTAAATGTAAGAACTACTTGACTAAGCGATCCACTTATTACATTACCATAAGAATATATATTAGCATAAGGTCTTATATCTTGAAGTGTACCAACACCAGCGATAAAGTCCCAACCTATATTAGTGTTTGTATTAAAAACTCCAGTTATAGTATTACTGTTTTCACTATCATCTCCATTAGACATAACACCCTTTTGCTTGTGCATCCATAGGTATAAGCTTCTAAAGTCCTCTGTATTTAAAAACTCTTGTGAGAATTTTATTTCTGGATACTTACTCTCTATTGCATCTATAATAGTTCTAACTCTAATTGCAGGTTTTAGATCTGTAAAGTTTAAGAATTCAGCATTAGTACTTTTATAGCCATTTTGATCAAACCTCATATTTTTTGTATGAGTAATTAAAGGAACACATACGTCTGAAAATGAATTAAGATTTGTAAACCTATTAAAAATAGAAGAATTAGAATAGCTAAAATTTAGACTTTCTGCAAACTGCAAACTACTTATTTCATCTTCTGCTAATAAATCTTTTAACTCTACTGTTTCTCCGTAGAAAACTAGCTTATAAGCGTGTGGTTTATTATTCTTTAACGATACGCTTTGTAAACTTATCTTTCCTTTTTTGTAGTCTACACCATTTAATTTAATTAATCCTTTTGCCTTATATCTAGCATCAAAGCTATTTAATATGTCTGAATCAGAATAGTGTTTAAATATTTTACTATTAGTTTTTGAGGCAGGTACGTTAAATTGCTGACTAAAAGGAGTAAACACTTTAGATACATCTTTTATATTCTTTACAGTATCTGTAATAGAAACACTCTCATCTTTAAAAAGATCTAGCCTTTTTAGTGGGTTGCATATTTCATAAAATGTGAACGAATATAAAAATATATCACTAGACAAGTTTAATGTTACCTCATTTACAATACTAGTAACAAACGCAACAGTTCCAGTATCTTCGTTTTTTACCTCAGCTCCTATTTTTACAGTTTCAAAAAAATTAGTGTTGAATGATATCAGTTGATTTGCAGAAACACCATTACTTGCTCCCTTTTGTATATATCCGTCTGCTATGTATAATTCTATTATTTGCATCTAGCGAATGTTGTTTATAGTGTCGTAAGCAAACTCTATTTCTATCGTGTAGTTTATTAATTTATCGTTCCTCTGAGTTAAATATGCAAAAGATGAATCCTTAACTATTATAGGTAATGTCTTATTATCTATTTCTACCCAACAATTTTCGCTTAACTGCATTTCTTTAAAGACTTCATTATAATCCTCTGGGTAATAACCAGTGTTTAAGGTTAATTTTTCAGTACCCAGTTTATCTAATATTTGTTGCTGATGTCTGCTTGTACTGTATGAGCCGCCTTGAATTATATTACTTTTATATTGCTCTGCTTTTACACTTAAAGTTTCATTTGATCTTTTGAAAAACCATACGTCTTGTAAGACTCCATACTTATTTTCAAACGTTATTTTGTGTGGCTGATAATAACATTCAGATACGTTCTGTATTTCTAGTCTATCAGATCCAGTTGTATGATCTACTATCACACTGTCAAAATCGAATATAGGAAACTCATCTACAAACTGTTCAAAGCAACTACTATATTCTATGATCCCAGATTCACCTAAAACTCTATCCTCAAAAGACTCTAGTCCATTTGCTCCACTGGTAACGTATTCTATCTGTGCGTTACTGTTAGTGCTTGTTGATATAGCTTTTGAATAAACTTGCTGACCATTTAACTGGAATGTTACTCGTGTAGCTAGAGACGTATCTACTGGTATAACGGCAGTCTGATCATCTAATTTTACTATCTTATCGTTTGACTGCAATATTGCCTTTAAATTCTGTGGGTTTACCTCATCTTCAAAATATCCATAGCCATAAAAACCTTTTAACTCAACCATTGTTTCTGGATTCTGTTTTACACCAGATATGTATCTTGTTATTTGATAATCTACCCAATGTATTTCTGTTGAGTAACTACCATTAAAAGTGTTATTACAATAGTCTTTTACTAATTCTGATATCTCAAACAACGATTCATTTAATATTGGAGTAGAAGCCATTAAATATGTAGGAGTTGTTGGTCTGCTTGTTTGCCCTTGTGTTCCAGTATATATAAAGACCGCTAACTCACAAAAAGTTAAATTGCTTACTGTTCCAGTTGTTATATAGTATGGGCTTCTTACATTAATTTTCGACATCTAATCCGTTTTTTTCTGCATCTGTTATAATCTGTAATTCTACTGATTCTTTAAACGCTTTGCTTAATTTATTTGTTAACTGTATTCTATGCTTCTCAAATGGTTTAGTAAAAAAAAGACTAGGCTTTATACCATTGTTAAATATACCCCTAGCTATTAAAAATTGTAATGACTTTCTTTTTATAAACTTACCATTTTCATCTCTTATACCTTTTAATCCTTTTCTTACTATCCACTTATCTAGCTTTGAGGGTGGAGGCATTTTATCTTTATAGCTAAAAGGTGTATTATATTTTTTCTTTTTACCACTAACTCCTTGATCCACAAAATCTCCATAGTCTTCCATTAAGAAATCTGCTATGAAGCCTCCTTTCATTTCTTTAACAGTACCTCTAATACTGTTTTCAAGCTCTCCACCGCCCTTTCCTTGTGAAACGAGGGTAGCTTTCGCTTCTTTAACAACAGCGTCTTTAAAAGCCTCTAATTCTTTTTTAGCTTTTTCAAACACAGATGTCAATATTATTCATTACCTCAACACTCATAGTCAATGCCCAACCTGCAACCTCATTTTCAAATCTATCATAAAAAGGCTCAATACTTGTTGTTCCATTTACTTGATATCCGTCTCTTCTTATGTCTGATCTCCTTAACTTTTGCACTAATTTATTAACCACGTTTAATTGTGTATTTTTAATATCCTGCTCATTGTCATTTCCTACAAATATGTCTGTTGCTTCTGATTTGCTAACGTCTACCACATCCATTGCTAAGACACTTATATTGAAGATTAAAGTTTGCCCACCCTCTGTAACATTATTTAGTATAATATGTGATACTGGAAAAATGTCTTGCTTGTTAAGGTTTACTCTTGTTATATCTCCTCTTGTTACAGTGTTTACATTAACGTCTGATATTAAAATATCTTTTATAGTATCCAATACATCGTAGTATGCTATTGCTCCTCTATGTGCTATTGCTGTCATTTATTAAATCTTCTTTTTATTTGTTTCGCTTCTAGTTCTTGCTTCTCTTTTTGAAAGGCTAAAGCGTATAAGCATTTATGTATATTCTGTTTCGTTATCTTATCTATTTTAGTAATGTCGTATTTAGCAAGTGCTTGAATGGATTGATACCATCCCCATTTAGCTGAGAAATTTGATTGACTGTCAAGTCCCCTGCTACTTCCTCCTCCAAATATGTCGTCATAGCTTTCGATAATTCGTTTCCTAAATTCCAAAAAAAAACCATTGAGCCAACAACTGCATCCATAGGGCAATTCATCATAGCATCCCAATATCTATCTCCCTTATAATCTTCAATAATATATTTCTTGCCAGACCTCTGTTTAATTGGTCTATACAAAACAGCCATAACTTTATACATATCTTCCCACTTCCCTAAACTTGTATCTAAATCAACATACTCTCCAAAAGTCATATCATCTAGCTTAGGAATAAAACCTAATTCTAAGTCTCCTATCTTTATTTCTCTTACTAAGTCTGGTTGTGTATTTAATGTATTGTGTATAATTCCAACCGCTTTTCTAACATCTGTTACTTTATACTTTATAGCATCCATTAATGGTATACCACAAAATATCTCTAAGCACTTCTGCTGAACAAACACCTCACTATATTCATCTTCTTGATTAACGTCTAAGACTTTTTGATACTTAACGTAATCACTTAGTTTTATCTCACTAAGTTTACTAGGTACATTTAATTGTATACTCTTCATATTAATATAACGTAAAAATTAAGTTTTTAAGATATTACATACCTACCAAAATTTGGCTTGGATATAATACTGTAAGTTCCATATCTGACCGCATCAATTATGTGATTGTTACGATCTTCTGGAACATTAGTTAGTTTACCAGACTTGTCTTCTAGCCATTTGTAATTTCTAAACTCTTGTATAGCGTTTGTGCTATCTTTTGTAATGTGTATTTTATATCGTTTCAGTAAATCAATACCTGCGTTCACACTATCCCTACCTTTTATGCTTGGCTTTACATTCCACCCCATACGTCTAAGTTCATCATTAAGTCTAGGCTCTGCTGAATCTCCCCATATCATTTCTTTCTGCACCCCTATTTTTTTAAACTTATAATGTATATCGTTTCCAGTCATCATAGTCTGGTATATATATTCCTTTAAATATAGGTCATAGTCTTTTCTCCAAATACCTACCAAAGCAGTAGGATCATTAGAGTATCCGTAATCCAACCCAAAAGAAATAAAGACCGCATCCTCTGGCACTTTATCTACTACCGAATGTGTGAATATAACAGATTTACTTACACCCTTTAAACCTAACCCATATATCTGCCAGTAGGTTTCATCAGTATCTTTTAACCTTTCTATTTCTTTTATTAAGTTCTGATCTAAAAAAGGATTATCTAAGTATGTAGTTATGTGAAAGTCGCAATCTTCTCTATCTATTACGTCATCATACAGCCAGTGGTATTCATCTGACGGATTATAGTCAATGATTATACGCTCACTTGTTCTAATGTTCAACTGAAAAAAGTCCTCCCAATTTAATTCGTTTGCTTCATTTATAAAAAGCAAGTCTCTTTTCCTACCTCTAATTTTCTGAGGCTCATCCAAACTAACAAACTCAATAAGGTTATTGTTTATTCTGTATTCATTCAAGCTTTTACTGTGTAGCTCTTCTGTATATAAATTATGTGTATTTAAGAGATCAAAGAAATCTCTCATACTAGATCCTCTAAGACTCGGACCAGTCTTTCTGCAAATGGTTATAATCTTTTTAGTATTTACCATACAATACCTAAATATTATCCATATAAGTATATTGTAGGTTTTACCAGACCTAGTACCACCCTGCTCTACTACGATTCTTTTACTACTTGTGTCTAAGTGTTCAAAAACACTATTCGTTTTTATCTGGATAGATGACTTCAATATTTATATCTAATTTGTTTCCGTCAATACCAGTTATCTCTTGTCTTTCAACATACCCTCTGTTCTTAAACTTTGTTTTGCATAAAAACATTACTGCTGAGGGATGCTTATCATTTACTAATTCATATAGTTTGGTTTCAGCAAAATCCCCTACTACATTCTGTACTTCTAACACTTTGTCAGCAAACTCTTCGTCTTCTTTTATCCACCTATAAGGTGTAGTTCTATCTATGCCAACTTGCTTAGCAGCTTGTGAAACTATACCTAAAGACTTTTCTAATGCAACAAGGAATTGATCTTTCTTATGTGTTGTTTTTGTCGTTTTTTGTTCCATTCTTATTTCTTTTATAAACTATGAATCCTTTATCTTTTAAAAGTGTTTTAGCCTTATTTATGTCTTTTTGTTCGTTTCTGTAATGCTCGAATATTTCGTTGTATATTACCATTTTTTTTGTTTTTAAATATTATGTATCCTATTATAGTTATTGTTATGCAAACTGGGCAAGGATGTAGTATTGCTATATTCATTATCTTGTTTTAGGACTCTTCCAAGCCTTGCTATATTTATGCTCTTTAATGTTTAGTGCATCAAACACACCATCTTTATACAGTAGCTCTACTTCCTGCTTTGTTGCTCCTATGCTTTTCTGTATGTATTCTTTACTTATTTTATGTTTGTCTATTAGTGTTTGTATTATTTCGTGCATCTTAAATGCAACGTGGTTACCCTTTGCTCTATTTATCCTTATAGTCAATAACATTCTCTCTGCTTCTGACAAGTCCATTACAACGCAAGGTACTTTACTGTTATACTTTTCTTTTAATAATTTGCTACTCCTAGATAAAAATGATCTATGAAAGCCATCAATTATAGTATTATCTTTATTTATTAATATAGGTTGTATCCAACCATTTGTTAATATACTAAGCTCCAATAGACTTAGTTCTTTATTTAATACTACGTTAGGGTTGTAGTCATTAGCGTTTAACTTATCTACTTCTATCCACTGGATGTTAGATATAGGATCTTCTTTATACATTATGGTCTCTGTTTAATATTGTGAAATCGTGTCGGTAGACTGGAGGGTATCTTTTACCTCTTCTTATCTCATCTTGGTACATTTCTACTGCAATCTTATTTCTATGCTTAGAGTGGTGCATCATATGACATCTCCAACATATAGGCTCTAGGGCTTGATTTATGGCATCTATTTCTTCTGGAGTTATAGAAATAGGAAAACGATTAAATACGTCTGTAAGCGTAACGTGTGTAACTGTATAGTCCTCGTTATGCAAGTGAAGTATGCCATCTTCTTGACCGCATCTTCTACACTTCTTAGGTTGTGGTATCCAACCCATTTTCTTTGCTTTGTTTGTTAGTTTTAGGGAATCTTTACGATACTGTGCAGTCCATTGTTTGTAATCTCTCATTGTTTTAATTGTTTTTTAACATATGCTATGCCATTCTTGTTTATTGATTGTTTTATAAAGCCAGACTTTAGGTATTTTGGTAAGCTCATTTCTGTACAATAAGCACTTAATACCTTAGGCTTTAACGATAAGATAAGACTTATTCTAAACTCCCACAAGCTAGAATATATCTTTCTGCCTCTGAATTGTAACCTTACAAAATCAGTTTTTAATCTTATGTGATCTTTATTTATATGCTGATAGCCAACTACTCCTACTAAATTATTTTCAATGTAACAACCAAAGTATTTTGTTTTATCTTCTGTCTTTTTTATTGCTACTCGACTAGACCTTAACTCTGTTGCAAACTTCTTATAAACTTCACTATGCTCTACGCGACATATTTTCATATTCAAAGTATATTTCTTTTTGATCTCCAGTCGGTTGTATTTCTCTTTTATAACTACCTGCTATTATCTTTCCAAACAAATAGAGTGCAGGATACCCACCAAAAATATTTTCTGGTCTAGAGTTATTGTTTCTTGTTTTTCTTGCTCTTGTTAATCTTAACATAGCTTCTCTTTTTGAATGTGTATCTGTTATTGTTTCATCTATGTATCTATATATAGCTGCCCAGTGATCTCCATTGCACTTCTCTTTATATAATAACGCAATTTTTGTGGAATTTCCTTTAACAGCATCTTTATAGTACCTTGCTTGTACTTCTACTTCTGGCCATATTCTAATAATATTGTTGTATAATTGAGGATCTAAAGTCTTTACTTTGTGTAATTGTTTCGCTGCCTCTGAATGTAAAACTGTTGCTACTCTAAGACTATCTTTATTAAATACTTGCATATCGTATACTTGACAGTAGTCAATATTGTTGTCATAAAAATACTTAAAGACATCTTTTTCTTTCCAGTCATATATTGGCTTACCTAATGTTGCGTTCTTTAATGCAGGATTTTTAGTCAAATAACACACCAAACTATTAGTTATTCCGCTGAATCTAATTAGACTTTCATCAGCTCTTATGCCAACTAAAGTACAGACTCTTCTATTCTTTTTATCAAATAAAACTTTATCAAATTTATACTGATCGTAAACTCCTTTTAGGGTTATAGCACATTCTGGTTTAGGCACTACCCAATCTCTGTTTTCATCCCACTGGATATACTTTCTTTTTTCTCCTAATATATATATCTCACTTTCTAGCTGAGTAGCGTAATACTTAAAGTTATATCTAGGATTGTCTACCATTGAAAGCACAAACTCTCTTACTGATGTATTTATAGTTTCTTCGTCTCTGAATATTACATTAATTTTATCGGAGAATCCCTCTTTATCAAAATACTCTTCTACTAATTTTAACATAGCGAGACTATCTTTACCACCACTAAAACTTACCCACACTTCATCGTGGCTATTGTAGATTTTATCAATCCTATCTAGTGCAGCTTCGTACACATTTCTATCTTCGTATATTAAATCTTCTAGCTTAGCCATTTACATCATAACTTATAAACTTTAATATTCTTTGACTGTCTTTTATGTTGTTGTCGTTATAAACCTCAGCTATGTATCTCAATACCCTTTCAGATATGTTTTCGTGTTCACTAAAATTATTCTTTAACTTCTTTAAAAAACCATACCAAATTTCTAGCTCTTCCTCATTACTAAAATATATTGTATAGTCATTGAATTTTTCATTTGTTACTCCGTCTATTGTTTCGTTGTCTACGTCATCTCTGTCTTTGAACAATGCAGGATCTAAGTCCATACCATAAGAATCTAGAGTAATAGGATTGTAGTCTAGCGATAGCATATCATAATCCCACTCTCCGTAACTAAGGTTGTCTTTTATAACAAACTCTTTACACCACTCTTCATATGTTCTAGGAAGTTTACCTTTTGCAACTAACTTCTCATTCATCTTATCCGTCATTTCTCTTGTCAGTCTGTCTGTTGGCACTTTTTTCCAACCTAGTTCTATACAAGCTCGTAAACGCATATTACCCCCTATTACTATATTATTCTCATCAACTGTTATAGGGTTAAGTTTCATAAACTCAAAACTTTCGTCTATACTTTTCTTTAATGCTTTATATTTTAAGTCTTTTATAAAGCGAGGGTTGTTGTCATTTAATTTTACTTCACTAATAGATTTTAATTTCATCGCTATATTCTTTTGTTGCTAATTTTATTACTTCTCTTATTTTTAATATTTGTTTTTGCTGCTCTTCTTCTGAGCCAAAGTCTTTGCAGTTTAACAGAAAATTCTGCTCTTCTAGTTCCATTTGCAAATACTTGTAACATTTATAAAAAACATCATCATATAGTTCTAAAGTTTCAAAAGACCTTATACTGTGCAATACAGTCGTATGATCTTTATCTAAAAAATTACCTATACTTCCTAAAGTCTCATAAAAATCGTCTCTCATTATTTTACAAAAAACTATTCTAGCATATACATTTTCTCTTTTTCTAATAGTATCTAACACATCTATTTTAGTATAAAACTTTATTCTTTGTCTTACATACTCAAAAGATTCTAACTTATTTCTTATTGTTTTACTTTTCATATCTTTTTTTAAAGAGTTCCCTTTATAACAAAATCGTTTATATCAAAGTCTGGTTTCATATAATCTTTATATATCTGTATAGCTTTTATAACTTGCTCCTTACCTTTGTTGTAAAAATCTTCTGAAACATCCCAAACTGCTATGTCTAAATTCTTTTTATCTATACAAAGAAACTTAAAGTCCTTGTAATCTACACCAAAAAGTTCACAATATATATATACTTGTAAAAAATATCTGTATTTCATAGCACTTCTATCAAAGTTTTTAACATCAATAGTAGTTTTAAGATCTACAATAGCACCAGACTTTTTATATATATCAGCTTTTGCTCTAAAAGGATATCCCTCTATAAAACCAACAGCAGGTATTTCAGTAACACTATTACGCATTAACTCCATAGCCGTATTGTTTTTACTCATTGCATCTACTAATCTTTCTGCATCATTTTTTTCTTTCATTGTAAATACGTCTGGATATTCTTCTTTTGCCTCTCTAAATTTTTTAGTGTTTTTACTTTGCACATCAACAAAGATTACATCATCCATTTTTTCTGGCTCTAAGATCATAGTATGAAATAACCAACCATCTCTCAATGCTTGACTGCTTGACTCTTGACCATACTTCATAACGTAATGGTATGTCTTTGGACTATCTAAGAGTAGTTTTAAATTACTACTGGAAAATGCAGCCTTACCTAAATACCCATAGTAAAACTCATCAGAGTATGCGTTATCTATTAACTCTTGCAAGTCGTGTTCTGTTCCGTCTAATAATTTTACTTTACTCATTGTTTAAATTTTGCTGCAACTTCTCTTATTTCTGCTTTCTCATCAGCATCCATTCCAGACGTTTGTTGGGCGTACATTCTTAGTACATAGTGTACAAAAGTACAATCGCTTTCTGTTAATTCTATTTTCATAATTTTTTTTGTTATTTTGTTTTCTTTTTTTCACAATCGGAAAGCCTTATTTTAAACGCTTCTATTTTTAAGTACATTTCTGTAACCATTCTTTCAAGCCTAGCTATTCTTTGTGTGTTTTCTAATTTCTTTTTCATATTAAGCTATATAGCATTATCTAAAGTTTCAATCATACTTCTAATTTCTGATCTTTCAAACTTTCCATTGATCTCAGCATTATATGTTTTAAAGCTAATATTGTACATATCTTTTTCTTCTTTCTTGTCTACTTTACCTAAGTGTTCAATGTTTATTTCCATTTTCATTTTAATTCTTTTTTAAAATTTTTATATTTTTCTTTTAAATGCTTGTCATCTTGCTCTATTGCTTGTTTACACATTGCATAAAGAGAGGGGATATCATTTAATAATTCTCTAGCATCCCATTCAATATCTATATATCCGTCTTCTGGATCCCAACCTATTGCTTGTAAATGTACTACTCCAGTTGTGCTATGTAATTGCGTTGTTGCCTTAATAAAAATTTCATTATTTTTCATCTTTTTTTTCTTTAATTCTTAAATCTAAATTTTCGTGTCTTAACTTCTGATTTACCGATTCTAAATGTATCCTGCGACACTCCAGAGAATTAGTATAGCAATACATATCGAATAAACATTTTGCTAAATTGTCTAAAGTTTTATTGTCATTCTTTGCTTCTTTCCACTTTACAAATGTAGATGCTATTATATTAAAGTTTGCATCATAAAGCTGCTTGTCTAATACATCTATTGGCATACTATATCATTTAACTCTTCATCTTTTAAAAGTATATATTCCGCCAGAGCAGACCAACCTATTACATATACGATCATATTAACTAGCTTTTCTGCATCTGTGTAGTTTCGACATTCTCCGAAATTATCTCGTTCGTAATCCTGCACATATTCTATGCCCTCAAAAACAGTTACGTTATGTAGTTTTAGCCATTTCTCTGCATTGTAATATCCTATAATGTAATAGTCTTCATTAAATAGCTGATGATGTAATTCTCCCTCATCTTCGTCTTTGTGTTCTATATAGTAAAACTCTTTTAAGTTATCGTCTATGTGTTCTACTAGCTCGTTTTGTATTGAATTGATTGATTGTTGTTTCATTGTTAAAATATTAAATTGTTAATAATTGTTTCTAAAGATAAAAATATTATCGTTCCTATAAAAAGCACCACTGAAAATAAACCAATGGCTAATCGTTGTTTTAGTTTTTCCATTATATATTATGTTTTATTATATAAGACTCAAAATACTCTCTTGCACTATCGCTTACAATGTCTGTTATATCGTGTTTCTCTAAACTTATCTGGTGTATGTTTACTTCTGGAGCTGATCCTGCATATTCATAAGTCTGTGGCTCTCCGTCTTCATATGTATAGTCTACATCTAATATTAATCCGCAATACTCTATTTCGTCTACCTTATCCATATCCTATGATTTTTTATATTCTTCTCTTAATTGTATAAGCTGATCATAAATAGCAGTTTTGTTACCCTTAATGCCAAAATAATTTTTAACATCAGAAATTTTCCAGTATCTATGTGGCTTCATACCATTTTGATACAAACCTAGATCTCTAATACTAACTATTAGATTATACCAACCTCTTGTCATATAGCCATCATTAATAGCCATACCTGCAAGGCAATCTTTCATAAATTGACTGCCCATTACTTCTCTTGTGTTTATTAGTTCCATTGTTTTACGGTTTATGATTATTATATTATAAAGATAAACAAAAAGAACGATATTAACAAACTTATACACAATTACTTTAAGTGAGGCCAACAACCCTCTGTGTCATCATCATCATACCAGTTTATAATACTAGCTTGATCTTCTCTTAACATATAGGTTTCTTTCTGAATTTTTGTATTATCCCACATTGTAGTCTTTGGGCAATTCTTTTGCTCTATGTCTGGCATTTTTACTTTGTTTAGCCAGTACATATAATTTCCTTTAGGATCATTGACAAAGTATATTTTTACTATTGACGGATTTAAGCTCATTAGCCTATCATACTTGGCTTTTTCTATTAGTTTAGTTTCATAGTATTTATTTCTAAACTTCATTTCTATAACGCAAGGCAATCCTTTTGGAGTGTACCCTTTTGCATCATAAAAAGTGTTTTCTCTACCACACCATTTTACATCCCAATAGTCTAGGTTTAATAAACCAACTACTGCTTTTTCATATTTGTCTATGATGCTCATTCTGTCGGCTTTTCAATAGTCTTATAATGTTTATTTATATCGTCTATCCATTGCACCCAAGTTTTAGGATTACAAGTGCAAGGCTTGTGTATTTTATGATTATAAATCTGTGCGTGTAGTGTAGCTACTAAATTTATTTCGTTTTTTTGTAGTGTGTTTGAGCTTGACTCTCTGAATTTTTCCCATTCTTCATATTGCTCTAAGTTCATTTTCTTTTGAATTTAAAATTATCTAGCTTATCTCTGCGTTCATCACATCCGCAGTTATTTCCCCATATTTTTTTTACCACCCACTGGATGCCTACTAGTTTAAAGATCTTTTCTAATAGTGTTCCTATTTTTAAGTTCATTTTTTATTTCTTCTTTTATAAGTCTTACAGTATTGTATAATGAATAGTAACTTATACCAGTCTCTCTACTAAAAACACTAATTTTTTTACCATTATCAAATATCTCTTCGTATATAGTTTTATAATATAGCTTCTTTAAATCTTCTACGTTATAATTTTTATTGTTAAGTATCTTATTAGTTACTTGATTTTTACCTGCCCAAGTTACTAGTGCATTTATTTTATCGTCTGATTCATCGTAAAATTTTTCTTCTTCTGCTTCGTCATCTAAATAATCTAACTCTACTAAATTAATTTTCTTTTCCTTTCTTTTGAGATCAAAAACCATATTTCTCAATATAACATAACATCCATAGTAGTTTGGCTTGTCTTTTACATAAAAGTATTCATCCTCAAATTCATTCATTTTTAAATAAAACTCTTGCACTATATCTCTTGCTGTATCTATATTTACTCCTAAATCTTTAACATACCCCACCCACATTCTGTCATATTTATAGAGTTTTTTAATCATACTCTTTTACATATGATATTGTTATTAAAACTATTCCAAAAAGAAATTGATATATGTGTAGTGTTCCGTCTTCTGTCTCGTTAGTATCGTACAAGCACATAAAACCTAATCCAGTAATAAAAAAGAATTGTATTGCAGGACTATATTTATCTAATATTACAACTAGAAATACTAGAAAAATTATAAAAATAAATGTAATGTTTAGAATCACTTAGGAATTTTATCCTAAATGTACAACTTTTTTTTAGATTTTTTTAAGAAATTTATCTGCTCTGTAATTTTCCCTCATATTTTGCAGTATTTTTTCTTTATTAATTTCAAAACCTACGTTGTTTACCATTGATCTCAATTTTATAGGAAAGTCCATTGGAGTAGGTCTACCACCAGTTTCAACTTCTTTCACTTTTCTAACGTGGATATGTGAGATCATATAATCTGTTGGGTGCTGAACGTATCTATGTATTACCCAAAAATCATCACTTCTATTCACAAACTTTGCACCACCCTCAACGTCTCCTGCTTGTGGAGGCAGAGGAAAACCTGCGTATTCGTGATCTATTCTATGTAACATTCTTATAGCACCAGTATTAGCGTGTACGTTCAACCATAAGGTTACGTTTTGTTTTTTACAAAATATTCTAAATTCTGTTGTAGCTTGATAATCGTATTCGTGTCCGCCTAAACTAGACATTAGCTTTGGATCTTTAGCTAGTGAATTGTATGGATCAATAAAAAAACCATCGTAATTCCAAGCGTTTTTATAAGAGACTCCTAAGCCTATTAAGTCTCTGTAAGTATAAAGTTTTTCAGTGTTTAAGATCTTAAAATGATCGTCAATAAAAGTAGTTTCCCTTTCAAACTCATCTTCACTTATTTTGTTAATTGGCTTCATACAGACATATTCAAGCAACTTTCTCAATATAGAGTGAGGCTCATTTTCACTGGAAAAGACTAACCATTTCTTGCCATATTTAATAGTATAACAAAGCATTAAAAAAAGTATCGTTGAAGTCTTACCTACATTAGCTTGTCCTAGTATTACATTAAAGTTACTAGGTTTCATTCTTAAATGCTCATCTATGTCTGGTATGTTTAATCTTAAACCCTCTTTTATACTACCATTTCTTATTTGCCGTAGCTTTTCTTTTGTTTCATTGAAGTCTATTGTCATCTTTTGTTTTGGTATAATATAATAAAAAAAAGGGAGAAATTAATCTCCCCTTGTAAGGTATTTTTAAAAAGGTAGATCATCTACCGATTCTCTGTCTGGCATATGCTCTTTAGCAGTTACTGCTTTTTTCTTACTAGCATCTGGCTTGAAAGTCTTAGCGTAGTATTTGTTTGGATCTTTTTGACTCTTTAAGATATCAAATGTTATAAATCCATTATTAGCATCTGCTGTTTCCTTGTTGTCTTTTAACCAAGCAATCATCTCTTCTGCTTTTACTGATACATT